CTGAGAATCCGCTGCGAGAAATGGTTCTGCTGGTACGCGTACGCCCCTTCAGGATCGGTGAGCGGGTCGGGCGGTGGCGGGGGCTGTTGCCGTGGCGTTGGGTCCTGCCGCTGCTGCTGAAGCAGTCGCGTCAACTGGTCTGCGTAACCAGTGGCACGGGCTTCGGCTTCGGCGCGCAGACGAGCTTCCTGCTTGCGCTTGTCGCGCTCAGCTTGAAGCGCCCTCGTCGGCACCATGCGATTGTCGTCAGCTTCGGGCTCGGGCGTGGGAGCGTCGTCGTCCTCCTCGACCTCGGGCGTCGGCGCTGCGGATTGCTCTGTCTTCGGAGCAAAGCGCCCGCTTTCGTCACGCGGCTGAGATAACGGCTTGTCTTCCACGGGAGGCGCGGCATTGCCTCCCCTGTCGCGTCCTGAATCGAATACGCTGTCGAGTGCGGAATCAACCGCATCTTCATCGGCCATGGTGCTGCTCCGCGATATCGTTGCTGGTCACGATCATCAGATGACGCTCTGACGAGGCGAGACGCTGGATGACGCTCCAGCGAGGCGAGCGCCGGTCAGGCCGGCGAGGCCACTCACACCCCCGCGAACTCCGGGGAAACAGGCAGGCCACCTTGTGAAGGTGGCATCTGGTTGGGCGGCATTGGCCCGGGCGCTGGACCGTCCATCGGCATCATCGACGGGTCCATAGGCATCGGGCCCGGCTGCTGCGCCATATCGATTGCTTGCTCCTCGAGCAACGGTTCACCGAACTGCAGCGGGAACATCTGCAACGCGGTGAGCGCGCTCATCAGGTCCGGGGCGGCCGGCGGTGCGCCGACTGGATTGCCGAACTCGTCCGTTTCCTGCTGCGGCGGCGTTGCGGCCGTCAGCAGCTTGGTGAGCGTATCGGCGCGCGTATTCTCGACCTTGGCGACCTTCTCATCGACTTCGGCCGCCTTCAGGATCTCCTCGAGCTGCGCCATGCGGGCCTGCAACTCGGCCACCTGCGGATCTGGCGCATTGGCACGGTCCAGCATCGTCAGCAGCTGCTCTTTGTTCGATACGTCCGACATCTCGATCATGATGCGGCCGAGCGGACCGGCAGCGGCTTCGCCCAGCTGGCCAAGCATCTGCATCAGCTCTTCCTTCATCGTGATCGTGTCTGGTCCCTCGTCGAGGATGATGTCGACGTCGATCTCGGACATGACGTTCTCGCCGACAATCTGCCCGGTCATCGGGTCCACATCATAATGATTGACTCCAATGAAGGCCGGCGCGCCCTCGTCGTCGGTGATGCGGATCCAGCGCTCGCCGGTCCAGGCCTGCTTCATGCGCCCCCACATCTTGCGGTAGCAGCGCAGCTTCCAGTCCCTCAGACGTTCGAACACCGGCGACAACTCGGTCATGCCGCTGTCGCGCTGTGCAAGGATGGCGCGGCCGGACTGATCCGCGACACCGCCGCCCTTGCCGATCAGCCCGGGGTTGGGCCCGAGGTTTTCCAAGCTCGCCTGTGCCTGCGCGAGAAGCTCCGCCTGGCCTTCGATCTGCTGGCTCTGGTCGACGAGGCCGACATCCTTGCCCCACTCGACGCCGTGATGCTCGATCACCCCATCGGGGCGGGACAGTTCGGTGCGGATTTTGTCTACATCGTCCACAGATCCATCGCGGACGTGGATCTGGCGGACATTCAACAGGTGCAGCAGCTTGGACCGGCGATGGTTCACCTCATCCTGCATCGGCCGCATGTTACGGACAGGCGAGTAGCGTGTGCCCTTCTCATCGACATAGGGCGACCACGCTACATAAGGGCAATCGGGGACCTGGTTCTCGTCCAGATAGGGCGAGACGCCGCTTTCGAGTTCGATCTCGCCGGTGAAGAAGCAGAAGTACCAGCCCTGCGGGCGCTTCTCCCAGAACTCGACGATGCGGACACGGCGCTGCTCGAAATCACCCCATTGCTGATCGCGGTCCTGCTCGAGGACGCTCGTGGCGCTGGCGCCGCTGTCGCGGTCGACCATGGCATCGAGCTTTTCCGTGTGCTGCGGCCAGCGTTCCTTCGCCTCGTCGATGTCGAGCCACAGATGCAGGCCCATGTAGCGCGCATCGGAGAAGTCGGGCTGCTCCGCGCGCGGATCGTAGAAGAAGCGATCGACCGAGACGGACTTCAGCTTGGCGTCGTAGCCGTCGCGCCCGTTCTCGATGCCGACCCACACCACGCCGATGCCTGAGACCAGCCCGTCATGGGCAGCATTCGACGCCTTGATCTCCCAGCGGTTGGAATCGCAAACGAAGCGCAAGCCGGCCGTCGAGGTGTCCGCATCCTTCTCGTGCTTGGGCGTCCGCGGGTAGGCCTTTGGATCGCGGCGCATGCGCTGCTCGACGCCGACAAGAAAGTCGATCTTTCGTGCGATGCGGTTGTCGAACACCGGCGGCTGGCCGCGGGCCTTCAGCTTCTTCAGTTCGGCATCGGACCACTGCTTGGCGTGGTAATAGCGCCGCGCGTCCTGGGCTTCGTTGATCTCGTCCTGCTTGTTGGTTTCGAACGCCCGAAACCACTTGCGCTTGCGGCTCAAGTCCTCGGCTTTCTTGGCCGGGTCCTCGGGCGGCGCCATCTGCTGCATCACCGGAGCCATGGCGTTCATGTCAGTGTCCGCCAGCTGTCAGGCTCAGGAGCGCGCGCGCGACGGTATTCCGGACGGATCGCGTCAGAGGCCGGCGCAACCTTCCGCACCCATGGTCGGGAGTTGCAGCCATATCGGGCTTCATCACCGACGTGATCTTCGCCATCGGTATCGACGTCTTCCGGGCGGTTCTTGTCATGCTGCAGGGCGGGCACAGTGCGGGTGAAGTCCCTGCAGGTCGAGAACACGACGAGCATCGGTCTGCCGTCGTCATCTCCGACGAGGCGCCCCCGCAATTGATCCCAGCCGCCCATGGCCCCGCGACCCGAGACACGCGCATTGTCTGCAGGCCGGAACGTAACTTTGCCGTTCGACCCTGTTCGCATGCGCGCTTCAATCGAATAGCCACCGTCCTCGGCGAATGCGGCGGGGTCGAGTACACCATAGGTGATGGAATCCCCTGCCTCTCGATCGCGGATGCCCTCGCCGACCTTCTCGGCGTGCATCTTGAGCCCTTCATTGGGAGCTTTTGCCCCATACCATTCGCGGTAGCGGACCAGGCATCCGCGCGGTATTGCCACCGGCCTTCCTGCGCTGTTCATCGCGGTAAACGGATCAGACGCTACGGCCCACCAACCGACGGAGAATGGCTTAGCCGAACCCCAGTCCATCGACCGGAAACGAAGCCAAGTCTTGGGAACCTCGAACGGATTGACGACATGGCGCATCGGCTCCCAGCAATCGAAGAACGCGCCTTCGATAACGTCCCAATCGCCCCACCGCATGGCCTGTACGAGCTGCTTGGAGCCAAGTCCTTCCAGCCGTAGCTCGTATCCAGGATCATCAGACGACATGCTTGGGTTGTCTTCGAGCCTTGCAGGAACGAACTGGCGGAGCATGCCGCCCTCAGCGGCCACCATTTGCTTCGGCTCATAATTCTCGCAGGTCTCGACCCATGTCGCCTTGACCCAAAGGTGCCCGATGTTGCCGGGGTTGGCGCCTGCGAGGATGCGCGGGAATCGGCCGGCATATTCTCTTGGGACCTCGATGCCGACCATGCGCAGGCGATTGCGCAAGAAACGATACATCGCCTCTGTGAAGTGGGTCAGCTCATCGATCAGCAGGACGTGGATTTCCGCGCCCTGATATTTGTAGATGTCCTTCTCGTCTTTGCAGTGGCACAGGTAGATGCGAGCGCCGTTCCAGAACCGAATCTCGTCATCGACGATCTTTATGAACCCGCACAGCACCCATGGTGCCAGCATCGCGCGGAAGCCCTTGGGGCCTTCCATATGGTTCTTGATCAGATCGTCTCTGATGCGCCGAAACAGGTAGACCTGAAGCCCTGGGATCGCCGCACACCACAACACAGCAGCAACACGCATGAGGTGCGACTTGCCACCGCCGGCGGCGCCTCCATACAGAACCTCATTCGCCTCGGTATCGAGCGCGAGTGCCTGTTTGGGGTGGAGATTAAGATTGATTTCGGCCGACAGTGACATTCAGGACCGGGACGAGTGGCTTTCCATCTGATCCGGTGTGTTCGTTCTTCGTCTTGTCGACGACGAGGCCATGCAGCTTTGCGATGCCCATGACGGCTGATACGGCAGCCGATGGAGCGTCGACCTTATGTGCCAGAGCCCGATCCTCTTGCAGCATCTCGGTCAGTCGTTCGATGGTGATGTTATGCTTTTCTCGCGCTGCTGCCTGCAGCTCCTCAATCCTAAGGCGAACCTTAGGGTCCTCCTTGGTGCGGTGCGCTTCCACATGCACCGCCTCAGCCTTCCATTTCCGCGCCTTGGGATTGGCTTTACGATAGGCATCGGCTGCAGTACCGCCCTGCACGAACTCTCGCGCGAACTTCTCTTGGACGGGGCTCAGTTCTGTCACGCCGCGTCTCCACCAGTGTCCGGCTTGTAATCATCGCGCGGCTTGCGTCCGACCTTGCGCATGACCTCGGGATCGTTCTCTCGCCGGATCGTCGCCATGGGCGTTTCGATGGCGCTCAATCTCCTGGCACGATCCTCGTTCTTCTCTGTCGCTTCGACTAATGCTGAAAGGGCGGGGCTTTCCGAATAGACCGCCGCGTTCTGCCGTTGCTCCCACTGCTTGCCCTCAGGGCCACAGGTTCCTGTCTCTGCGCGCATGATGCGGCAGGAGAGGTTGTCCCCTGTCACGATGTCCGTGCCCATGCGGCAGGAATGGTGGCTGGCAACCTGGACGTGATGCTTGCAGGTGACGCAGGTGGGTGCGCTCATACGTAGTCCCTCGATACGGTTTCATCCTGGTAGCGCTCGGTGCGGCGAACGCGAATGGTGCCGCGCCATGTCTCTCCATTGGAGATGGGGACCTGGAGGGTCACCCTGCCATCGAGATCGTAGGACGTGGCATCGGATAGGGTGAGCACAATGGTTGGTGATGTTGTTGTGGGCGAGGCGGTGACGCAGTGCGCTTCGAGGGTCGGGGCCGAGATGGTCTCACCTGATTCAAGGAAGGGCGCGAAATCGAGCGTCAGCTTGGTTTCTGCGTCTTCATCCATGAGAACGAGAGGCTCACCGGTCTCTGCACGCCGGACATTGCGCAGGATCGTCGGGCCTCTCGAGGTGATGCCGACGTAGTGCCGTGCCATTAGGCTAAGGCCTGTACCTTGGTGCCGATGATCTCGCCGTTGACGCCACGAGTCGGTAGCCAACCTTCCATGCGTTGGATGGCGACCGGAGTCAGAGCATCAGACGCCTTGCCGCGAGTGAAGCCGGTCATGGGCTCATCAACCTTGATGCCCCCGAAAAGCGCGCGCGAAATCCGCGACCAATCCACCCAGCGGATGCGGGGCGTCCCTTGGATTGCGGTTAGGCCAAGCACGAGGCCGGCCAAGCTCACGAGCAGCATGTTCGTCAACGACATCTGCAGCGGCTCAATGAACGCCGCCGACCGCTTATCCATGCCTGTCGACCAGCTCACGAACTCGACGAACGGCGTGGCATCGCTGGTGGTTGCTGTCCCGCCGTTGGCCACCACGCCTTCATACTTGGCGATGTCGTCCTTGGCGGCCTTGAGTTCGGCCTCGAGCGTCTTCTTCTCGCCGGCAAGTGCCTTCTCGGTCAGAAGCTGCGTGTAGCGATCGCAGAAGGCCTTGCTGGCCCGGCCGCGGATGTCTGTGCAGGCTTCCGTGTTGTCCCACAGGCGCTGCATCTTCGCATTGCGGATGTCAGCATCGGCTGCCTCAACTGTGCGCACGGGCTTGTTGTTGACGGCCGTCTGCATCCACGAGAGACGACCCTCGATGCGCTTGCGCTCGTTCTTGGCGTCCGCGAGTTGATCCTCAGCGTTCGTCTCACGCACGTAGGCCGCTTTCTGGACGCCCTCGCGCTTGGCCTGGAAGTCGCCGGCAGCGAAGAGCGCGCCGTAAAGGGAGAAGCCAAAGCCGACAATCCAGATGCCGAACCAAGCGACGGTCGACAGCGGCTGCGCGTTCCACCAGGCGATGATCATCTTCTTGAGACCGAGCAATTCGGCGAGGATCGCGGCGAGGCCGAGGAACAGCAGCTTCCAGA